TCTGTAGATAGGATGCGTGAAGTTGCGGAGTCAAGACTTCAAGCACTGGATGGCAAAGTATACGAACTTAAACGTAAAGCAGACATTCTATTAGAAAAAGCTAAGAGGATATAAATGGATCTTAATAATTTTTTTAATTCACTAAGTGACGAACAAAAGAAGCAATTGGCTGGAGCTTTACTAAGTTCTGTAGAATCAGAAAATCCTCCAGTTAAAAAAGAAACGAAGTCAAAAATAAAAAAACAAACAAAACCAAAAGAACCACCATCAATTGTTGTTGATGACAATTTCACAGTAACTAGAGTAGAATCAAAAGATTCTCAAAATAGGAGAAAAGAATCCGTGAGAGCTAGAAAGAATGAGTGGAAAGATACAGGCGAATTTAGGGATGCTAATTCCTCAGATTATGACCTAACGCCTAGCCCAAGGAAGCGTGAGGCACCAAAAAAGATAGATGTAGACTGTCATGTTTGTGGTAGATCATTTAAGACTGATCAAAGATTTGTATTTGGAGAATATCATCGCTGTAATAGATGCGTTGGAAAATAAATATGGATATTAAACTAACAGATATTGGTGCAGAACGAGCGGTCTTAGCGTCACTATTGCAAAATGGTATAGATGCATATGTATCAATATCACATCTTCTTAGCCATGAAACTTTTGGTCACGCTAATAATCAGATTCTATATAAATGTATAGAGCGGATTATAACCAATGATCAAAAGGTCGATATACCATCTATTCTATCGGCAGCCTCTCAGTTGAATTTATCAGAAAGTATAAACACAACGCAAGAGTTAAAATACATCAAATCCCTTTTAGACTTTCCAGTTAATAAAGACAACACCCTTAGCTTTGCGATACAAATTAAGAAGTTCGAATTTGCTAGAAAGATTAAATCGCTAACAATAAAAATACATAAAGATGTTGACGATGTTACCGGATCCGAATCTATCAACGATATTATTCAAATTCTAGAAAACCCCGTTACAGATTTTCTAAGAGAAGATGATGGTGGCGATACACCTAAAAAAATTGGCGATAACATCAAGGACTATATTACATTCTTAGAGGAGAATAAGTGTGATATCATTGGTATTCCCACTGGATTCAGTAGATACGACGAGGCCATTGGTGGTGGCCTTAGACGAAAATGCGTTGATCTCGTTTCTGCTCGGCCCAAGGTTGGTAAATCAGTATTTGCTGACAACGTAGCTCTCAATGTTTCTTCCAAGAATGTTCCAGTTCTCATGCTGGACACTGAAATGAGCAAAGAAGATCATTTGAATAGACTGTTGGCAAATATTAGCGGTGTTGAAATTAACGAGATTGCTACTGGCAAGTTTGTAAACGATGATGAAAAAAGAGAAAAGGTTCAAGATGCCGTTAAGCATATAGAATCTATTCCATATTCCTACGTTAGTGTTGCTGGAAAGCCATTTGAACAAATCCTAAATCTTATTAAAAGATGGATTATTCAAGAAGTTAAGATGGATCAGTATGGCAAAACTAATGATTGCCTAATTATCTATGACTATTTAAAACTAATGTCATCTAATTCTATTACTAACAATATTCAAGAATATCAAGCTCTAGGTTTTCAAATAACAGAACTACATAATCTATGCGTTAAGATGGATTTTCCATGTTTGTCATTTGTACAGTTGAATAGGGATGGAATAACCAAGGAAAGTACAGACGCTGTGTCTGGATCAGATAGACTTATCTGGCTATGTACATCGTTCTCTATATTTAAAATTAAGTCTACAGAAGAATTAGCAGAAGATGGTCCCAGTGCTGGAAATAGAAAACTTGTACCAATTGTTTCAAGACATGGTGGTGGACTAGACGATGGAGACTATATTAATATGGTTATGAATGGATCTCATGCCAAATTAAGAGAACTAAAAACACGCAACGAATTTAAAAACCAACCAACTGGCGATACTGGATTTGCAGATTCAGAATCACTAGTTAAAATAAGAATACAAGATGGACTTACACAAACTCAAGATTCTATTAAACAGTAAAGCCGAAACTATTTTTAAGAAACTAGGCATGAACTGCGAAGTTCTAGGAGACAATATCTACTCCAAATGCCCAATTCATGAAGGTAGCGATAATCCAAGAGCTTTTTCATATTCTTTGGAAAGAGGAATATGGAAGTGTTGGACTAGGGATTGTCAACATCAATATAATAATGACATATTCGGAGTGATAAGAGGCTCATTATCAAATAGTGAAGGCGTAGATGTTGGCTTTAAAGAAGCTTTAAAGTGGTCCTGTGATCTATTAGATTTAAAACGCGGCAAGGATCACCATAAAGCCAAACAAGCTGTAGAAGAACCGAATGAATTTGTTGAACTTGTATTATTGCTGAACCATTCAATAGCTCAAAAAGAGCATAGTGAAATAGACGCAGAGTGTGATCTAGCAATACCATCCCCATATTTTGTGTCTAGAGGGTTCAAGAAAGAAACTTTAGAGTATTTTGAAGTCGGAGACTGTGTTAATCCTAAGTCTAAGTTGTATGATAGAGCAATAATACCTATTCATAACGATGATGGAAGTAAACTTGTTTCTCTTATAGGTAGATCAATAAAAGATTATAAATTACCCAAATTTTTATTTAGCCCAAAAGGATTTGATAAAAGATATTTTTTCTATAATCTCCACAGAGCCATAAATAAAGCTAAAGAAACTGGATGTTTATTTCTTGTGGAGGGTCAGGGTGATGCTTGGAGATTATATGAATCTGGAGTGAATAACGTTGTTGGGATATTAGGAAAAACAATAACAAAAGAGCAAGAAGATAAACTATTAAAAATGCCAGTAACTCATCTTATTATATTAACTGATAATGATCAAGCTGGAAGAGAATCAAAAACACAGATTCAAAGACAACTAGGAAGAATTTTTAAATTAACATTCCCAAAGATATCAACCAAAGACGTTGGCGAAATGACAGCGGAACAAATCAAAAAGAAAATACTACCACAAGTCAAAGGAACTTATTAATGGTTAAAATTGTAGGCATATCTGGCCGAAAGCAATCTGGTAAAAACACAGTTGCTAATTATATCAACGGGTTAGTTCTAATCAACAGGGATATGATAAAAGACTTTTTCATCAATGGGGAAGGTCAGCTTGTTATTAAAACAACAAATGGTAGTGGTGAAGATGGATTTGGAATATTTGATGTTACCAGAAAAGATGATACATTTACTGAATATGCTAATAGGGAAATGTGGCCATACATTAAAACCTATCATTTTGCAGACTTGCTAAAAAACATTGCAGTATATCTATTTGGATTAAATGCAATCAATGTTTATGGTACAGATGATGATAAGAATAAAGAGACTGAACTATTATGGGAACTTATGCCAAGCAAAGAAAAGAAAACTGGCAATTTAACAAATAGAGAATTTCTAGAATATTTTGGAACAAAAATTGTTCGCCAAATTAAACCAGACGCTTGGGTGGAAGCGACAATGAACAATATTGTCAAAGAAAATTCTGAAATAGCTATTATACCAGATGTTAGATTTCCAAATGAAGTCAATGCGATAAAAGCCGCTGGTGGAAAAATTATTAGATTGACTAGAAATATTCATGACAGTAAAATAGAGTGCGAGACGGCTTTAGACGAAAAGAATTTTGATTGGTCATTATTTGATCACATTATAGATAATTCTAATTCTTCAATAGAAGATCTTTGTTCGCAACTAAATAAAATTAATAGTTATTGGAGTTGAAAGTGTAATTGACAATATTCCTAATTTTTGGTGTATACATCATACAGAGAAGTATATCTATGGAGTATTATTATGAAAAAACCAACGAAAAAAGACTTAGAAGATATGATCAATAAGGGGTTAACATTAAAAGAAATGTCTAGCGAGTATGGTGGCCGTTCTATATCTTGGGTAAGATTACAATTAAATAATTTTGGAATTCAAAAACGTAGTAGATCAAGCAAACATTGGACGGAAGAAGAAGACATATTCTTAACTGAGCATTATGGACATAGTAGCGGCGTGGAAGTTTGTTGTAAAAAATTGGGTAGAAAAAAAGATTCAATATATCAGAGAGCAAAAAAAATGGGTTTAACGTACAAAAATAAAAGCGATGAGTACAAAAAAGAAGATCTTATCCGTGAATATATCTACAATAAAAAAAGTATTAAAGAAATTGCAGAAATATTGGGTGGAAAATTTTGGCACGTATATGGGGCATTAATACGTAACGGTATCAAAATAGACAAAACTGGTAGATATTATGGAAAAGATCATCATATGTGGTGTGGTTATGGAGAAATCCCGAGAACCCATTGGGGTAGTATAGTAAAAAGCGCAAAAAGAACAAGTAAAAGAAAAATTCCGTTCAATATTACTATAGAATATGGTTGGGACTTATATCTTAAACAAGGGCGTAAATGCGAATTGACAGGGCTAGATATCAAATTCTCCAAAACCGGAGCCAATAGATACAAATCAACCACAGCTTCGTTGGACAGAATAAATTCCTCATTAGGTTATATAGAAGGAAATTGTCAGTGGGTGCATAAAATTATTAACACAATGAAAATGTCCTTAAGTCAAGATGAATTCATTCACTATTGCTCTTTGGTTTGTAAATATAATGGAGAAATATTATGATATGTAGCTATTTACGTTCTTCTAGTTTCAATAATTATTCTTACTGCCAAATGCAGTACTTTATAACATACGTTTTAGGTCATCAACCATCTAGTGGTAAAAAAGCTGAACTTGGAACAATTGTTCACAAAGTTTTAGAGGGTCTATCAGCACTTAAAAAATATAATCAAGACAATCCAAGAAAACCAATACTGCGCATTAAAGATGATGCGATTGGAGACGTTGAAGTTAAAAGATCTAATTTTTTCTTTGAGCATGTAGTTACAGATTTATTGAATAAAAGTTTTGATTTCTACACTTCTTCATCTCTACATCAGTTTGCTAAAGCTGATCACGCGAACTGTGTCGATTTAGTATGGAAGACTTTAACATATAACAATGGACAATTTGATCCCAGATATAGAAATGTAATAGCTCCAGAGCCGCATTTTGACATACCAATCGATGAAGATTGGGCGCACTATGAATATGAATTTCCAGATGGTAGAAAGATTAAGGGACAATTAGCCATCAAGGGAACAATAGATCTAGTCACAGAAACATCTAAAGATACTATAGAAGTAGTCGATTGGAAAACTGGAAGACGCTTGGATTGGGCTACTGGCGAAGAAAAAACATATGAAAAACTATGCTCTGATCCACAACTCTTGCTCTATAATTATGCTATATCCAAGCTATTTCCTCAGTATGATCATACCATTATGTCGATATTCTTTATTAAAGACGGTGGACCGTTTTCTATGTGTTTTGATAAAGCTGATCATGGAAGATTCTTAAAAATGCTTAAGAATAAGTTTGAAGATATTAAGGCTAATAATACACCAAAACCCCTGTCACAGAATAGAGATAGCTGGAAATGTACCAAATTATGCCATTTCTACAAGAACAACTGGCCGGGAACAGATAAGAACATGTGTATATACATAGAGAATCACCTAAAGAAAGAGGGTATGGAAAATACTCTCAAAAAGTGTAGTAAAGAAGGTTTTGATATTGGCTTTTATTCCGCTCCGGGTTGAAAGAAAGATATTATGAAATTAACAATTGGGATGGCGACATATGATGATTTTGACGGTGTGTACTTTACTATACAAGCTCTAAGGATGTATCATGAAATATGTCAATCGAATGATGTTGAATTTTTAGTTTTAGATAATAATCCAGACGGTAAACATGCTCAAACTCTATCTGGATTTGTGAATGGGTGGACCGGTGGAAAAGGTAAATATATACCTAAAAATGATCGGGCATCATCATTTAATAAATACAGCATAGTAGAACATGCTTCTGGGCAATATGTTTTAATTATTGATTGCCATGTATTATTGGTTAAAGATTCCCTTAAATATCTAATGGATTATTACGATAGTCATCCAGACTGTAAAGATTTAATTCAAGGCCCATTACTTTATGATGATCTAATAAATTATTCTACGGAGTTTGCTCCACAATGGCGTGGTGACATGTATGGAACGTGGGACACTAATAGAGAGGCTCACGACGCTGGAGTACCATTTGAAATAAAACTACAGGGAATGGGGCTATGTTCTTTTGAAAGAAAGAATTGGCCGGGAATAAATCCTCACTTTAAGGGCTTTGGAGCAGAAGAAGGATATATGTCTGAAAAATTCAGAAGAAATGGTGGGAAGAATATTTGTATACCACAACTAAAATGGGTCCATAGATTTGGTCGCCCAGAAGGTGTAAAATACCCACTAATCTTAGAAGACAGGATATGGAACTATTTCATAGGATGGCTCGAAATAACAAAAGACCCCAGTCACGAAATGATAACATCAGCATATGAACATTTTAAGAATAAAATCCCGCCGGGAAGTATAGATAATATTTTAAATCAAGCTAAACATTTAATTTTGGAGAATTAATGATGCCAATTCCAAACAAGGGAAAAGATGAAGATAAGAATAAATTTGTCGCTAGATGTATGAGTGACAAGACTATGCGGCAAGAATATCCAAACAATAGCAAAAGGGTTGCAATTTGCTTGGATCAAGCAACAGCCGATTGCGACTGTTTAGAAACTGCTGATTTTAAAATGCAATTAGAAAATTATGGCTATGAAGAAGATATTACTGATGACAATTTTTATATCCCTACACAGGCAGAATATGAAGATTTTGGCGAAGAAACAGAAGAGTGGGACGTAGCTGCCGCAAAGCCGGGACTATGGGATAATATACGAAAGAAGAAAGATCGATTAGGGAAAAAATATAAACCAGACAAACGAGGAGATAAGGATAGACCAGACCCAGAATCTTGGAAAAAAGCTCAGTCTGGCGATAGCGAAATGGCTATTGAACAAATAATGAAAATGCACGAACAACTTATGGAAGTAGTTGCTAAAATGCAGACCATGCAAATACCAGTAGAATTTCAAGATTGGACAAAAGATATGATTTCCAAAGCTGAAATCTATGTGCAGAATGTGTACGACTTTGTTAAGTATTATGAGCCGGGTAAATATGAAGATGAATATACGAGCGATAAAGAAGAAGTAGAAGAACCATCAGAGATTGAGACAGAAGAACCAGAAATGGAAACAGAAGATGGAAGTTATGAATATCAAGATCCACAAACTGGTGAAATTTATACATATAGACGCAAAGGATATTATGAAAAGAGCGGGAGAGTTCTTATGTATATGGGGCGGGCTGTTGAATATCAAGGACGAAAAGTAACCTTGAATAAACCATTTAGAACTTCCAATGGCCCCAAGAAGTTTGCTGTATATGTTAAGAATGAGAGC